GAAATTATTGGTTGTGAAACCAAGACCAGCGCGGCCGGACACAAATACCTGTCTGTGCAAGTCGAGGTTAACGGCAATTGGGTTTGGGAAAATTTAAATCTCTGGCACCCGAAAGAAGACGTTGTCGAAATTGCTAACCGCAAGCTGACGCAAATTGGCGTAGCGCTTGGCATGTCAAAAATCACAGACACTGAGCAGCTGTTGGCACGTCGCGTAAAAGTCGATTTGCGACTGCAAAAAAACGACAACACGCGAAATGAGATTGTTTCGTGGTCGGCGGTTTCTAGTTCCCCAGCCCCGCCACCTGACGCCGCTTCTGAAACTCCCCCTAGCAAGCCAGCTTGGCAGTAGCGGCATAACTGCGGGGTGCTTCGTGCGCCCCGCCTTTTTTTGATATGGCAAAGATAGAAATAAAAGAAGTAGACGCGGCGCTTGAAGAAGCTGACCGCGCACTGGAAAAGCGCGAGGCCACACGGCCGCGACGTTTGCATCTCGGTATGTCAGGCGGCGGCATGTGTCCGCGCAAGCAGTGGTATGGATGGTTATGGGCGCACGACAACTGGATTGCTGCGCGTGGTCTCAAAGCGATCGATGACGGTAACCGGCATGAGGATATCGTCGCGCAGCGCATACAGATGAATAACAGCATAACGCTGATGACGCGGGATCCCGAAACGGGAGAACAGTTTGAGGTTGTTGATGCCGGCGGCCATGTCCGCGGACATATGGATGGTGTTGTCTATCATCATCCAGCTGCGCCAAAGACCGCGCACGTTTGGGAATGCAAGGTTACCAATGAAAAAAAGCTGAATGAGTTCCGCAAGATAAAGGCGAAGGACGGACAAAAGGCTACGCTTAAACAGTGGAACTTTGTCTATTGGGTGCAGGCCCAGCTTTACATGCTTTACGGCCATTACAAGCGACACTGGACAGTTGTCGCGTCTGCCGGGGCGAGGGATTGGGATGCCTGCCGCACAGAGTTGGTGCGCGACGAAGCTGAATATTTTGCAGAGCGTTTGCGCTCGATGGTTGAAAACTACAACGAACTGCCGGAGCGCATTTCGGAATCACCAACACATTTTGAGTGCCGATGGTGTGACGCTAAAGAAGTGTGTCACGCCGGCGCAACGGTCGAACGTAATTGTAGAACGTGCGCCTACTCGCGGCCCGTGGACGGGCCGCAGTGGCATTGCCAGGAACATGACGAAATTTTGTCGCCGGAGAAACAGGCAGCCGGATGTGATGCCTATCAGGTGCGGGAGGTGATGTCGTGAAGCAATGCCCAATGTGTCTGGGCGATGGGCGCGTCGAGCAGGAATACACGGTCGGCGGTTACACGCCCGATCGATGGATGGAAATACGAGTGAAGATGGTCGAGTGCGAGAAATGCGGCGGATGGGGCGAGGTCGATGATGACTAGTGCAACGATTTACATCGCACTGATCGTCGCGGTCAATTACGGCTTCAGCGTTGTGCCGCTGGTGCCTGTGCTGGGCGAGATGTTTCCACCAATGAGTTTAGCAGTCGGCCTTGTATTTGTCGCACGCGACTATGCCCAACGAGCTATTGGGCATCGTGTGTGGTGGGCAATGGCGGCAGCAGGGGTGCTTTCCTACCTGATGGCGGACCCGTTTGTTGCTGTTGCTAGCGTTGTAGCTTTTGCGGTTAGTGAAGCGGCAGACTGGGGCGTTTATTCCTACACCAAAAAGCCCTTTGCCCAGCGAATACTAATTTCAAGTGTCGTTAGCACCCCGCTCGACAGCGCGGTGTTCCTGCTGATGATCGGCCATTTTAGTTGGGTTGGCTGCGCGTTGATGACTGTCGCGAAGCTGATCGGTGCCGTCGTCGTCTGGCATTTAGTGAGGCGTCGTGATGTATCTTAGCGGCAAAGCGGTGGCCGATCCGCGCATCGGCGTAATGCTTTCTTACAACGCGGGCAAACAACGGGTCATCGGCCACAAATGTTGGGCGGCTGACAACGGTTGTTTCTCACAACCAAAAAAATATTCAGACGACGGGTTTTTAAGCTGGCTCGATCAAATTGACCGCACGGGTTGTTTGTTCGCAGTGGCCCCGGATGTTGTCGCAGATGCCGCAGCCACGCTAGACCGCGCCGCTCCTATGCTGCCAAAAATCAGGCGGCTGGGATTTGCTGCGTCACTTGTAGGCCAGGACGGCGCAACCCCTGCCAGCCTGCCGTGGCCAGACTTCGATGCGCTTTTTATCGGCGGCAGCACGCGTTGGAAACTATCCGGCGCAGCGGCCGATCTTATTTTGGAAGCAAAGCGGCGCGGCAAACATTGCCACATGGGACGGGTAAATTCTTGGCAGCGTATTCGCGCCGCTGCCGTGCTTGGCTGTCACAGCGTGGACGGCACGTTCATTGCATTTGGGCCAGATAAAAACACAGCCATCGTTGTTGATTGGCTTGATCGTTTGAACCGTCAACAGAGTTTGTTTAGCGGGATGTGCGGCGGTTGGGGCGAGGTTAAGGATGAAGAAAACACATTGGTTAGCTGAAGAAGTAAAAGCAATTCGCCTGCAAAAAGGGCTGTCGATGATGCACGTCGCCGCTGGTGCGCTTGTGCATCCCAACACGATACAGCGCTACGAGGCCGGAGATTCATCAATGAGTATTGAGAGTGTTGAGCGTGTTTTGAAGGTTCTCGGTTACGAACTCGAAGCAATTTCAATTGAGAAATGAGAGCGCTTTGTGCGGTCTGTTTTCGAGGTGAAAAGGGATTTGGTTTTGACCCGTCATTAAAGGGTCTAAGTGGGCCGCTGCGATATTTTTGTAGCCGTGGGCATCAATTGTTGTGGACAAGGAGAGGGGTAGTGACTGATTGGACAGACAAAGAGAACGAAATTTTGTTTGAAGGAATTAAAGCCGGCGGCGCTTACCTGGATGAGTTAGGCAAGACGGACTTAGGGGTGTTGAGCAAAGAGGAATTAATCACGTTTGCGCAGTGTCTTTTAAAAACCGTGACCGAAGAACGGTTACGCGATGTTGACGAACTGAACGACGAGATACCTTTTTGATGGAGCGAAACCATCAAATAGTCGGTTACAACTCTCGCGGTGATCGCCAGCGCGATGACTATTACGCAACTCCGGCAGCAACTACCCGCGCACTTTTGTCGGTCGAAAGTTTTGAGGGCGACATTTGGGAGCCAGCGTGCGGCGAGGGACATATTAGCAAGGAACTAAAACGCGCCGGTTACAACGTTGAAAGCACTGATTTAATTGATCGTGGTTTTGGCACTGGCCGCGTTGATTTTTTATTAGAGCATCGGCGGTGCGACAACATCGTTACCAATCCGCCTTACAGAAACGCATTGGACTTTGTGGCGCACGCGACCTTTTTAGCGGAGCGCAAGGTCGCGATGCTGCTCAAGTTAAGTTTTTTAGAAGGTGTCGAGCGCGCTACATTTTTTGAGAACAAGCCGCCGGCACGGGTCTGGGTGTTCAAGCGTAGGCAGGCGCTGATGAAAAACGGCGTGGAGCAAGGTGCCGGCATGATGACGTTCGCATGGTTTGTTTGGGAAGCAGGACATGACGGTGCGCCAGTGGTGGGCTGGATTGGATGAAACCGGTCAGCGGCGAAGACATAGCGCGCGCAATGGAGTTCTTTGGCCCCGTCAACTGGTCACTATCATCGCCGCAAGAAATACGGTTTGGCCGCAAGGGGTCTATTGCGTTCAATCGCGACGAACAGACTTACTATGATTTTGAGATTGAGCAGGGCGGTCACCTCGACCAGCTGCTACCGGAGATAAAACCGGCACCCAACTGCATCGAGTTAGTTGTCGAGAAATATGATTACGTCGATGAGGATGGGGCGCTGCTGTATCAACAGCGGCGATATGAGCCGAAGCGTTTTATGCCGCGCGCACCTGACGGGCAGGGCGGATGGCGCGAGGGGCATGGATGCCTGGATGGTATTCGGCGCGTGCCGTATTGCCTGCCGGAAATACTGGCAGCTGATGAAATTATTGTTTGTGAGGGTGAAAAGGATGCGAACGCAGCGCGCGCGTTAGGTCTGTGCGCAACGTCCT